TTTTATTGTGCTTGACCATTTACACATGGCACTCAGTAGTTTAGGTGATTCACAAACAACAGATGAAAGAAAATTAATTGACTACACAGTTTCTAAACTAAGAACTCTTGTTGAAGAAACAGGAATCGGTTTGATACTTGTGTCCCATCTTCGTAGAAGTGAAGGTGATAAAGGTTTTGAAGATGGCAAAGAAGTCGGGCTAAATGCTTTACGAGGTTCTGCATCAATAGGCCAATTATCTGATATGATTATATCTATGGAAAGAAATTTAAAATCAACAGATGATGTGGTTAAATTGAGCATCTTGAAAAATAGATTTTCAGGTGAAACAGGTTATGCAGGTTCTCTACGATGGGACGCACACCAAGGAATTTTGGAGGAAGCAAATGACTCAGACTTTAGTGGGGAGCTGGACTGATGTTTTAGCTTTTGCTTTGTTAGAAGCATCAGAAGGTCACGAGGAAGTGGTCATTCCTGTGCCTACTCTCGAAATTAAAATAGATTTAGAAACCAGACTTCAAGCACTAGAAGCTTTAGGAGATGAAAATGCGAGCAAGATTAGAGTACGGCTTGATGAGGTACATTAATGAAAAGAATTATATTTGACATCGAAGCTGATAATTTTTTAGATGATGTCACAGTTGTTCATTGTATTGTTTTAAAAAACATAGATACTAAAAAGGTCGAATCATATTATGGTGATAGCTTAGACCTTGGTGTAAAAATTTTACAACAGGCTGACATGATTGTAGGCCACAACATTATAAAATATGATGTGCCAGTTTTAGAAAAGCTATACAACTTTAATTACACTGGTGAGGTTTTTGATACAATAGTTGCAACACGTCTGTTATATCCTGATATTAAAGACACTGATTTTCAGAGAAAAAATTTTCCGACAAAATTGATAGGCCGCCACAGTTTAGAGGCTTGGGGTCACAGACTAGGAAATTATAAAAGTGCTTTTGATGAAGACTTCTCACAATTTACTATGTCAATGCTAGAATATTGTGTGCAAGATGTAGAAGTTACATACACTTTGTATTCAACCTTAAAAAATAAACCACACTCTGCTGAGTCCATGCAACTAGAACATGATGTGGCTCAATTAATTTTTAAACAAGAACGTTATGGTTTTACTTTTGATAAAGAGAAAGCCCAGCGTTTATACAGCCAGTTAAATGCAAGACGCCAAGAGCTTGAAGATGAGCTAGCACTCATGGTTAAGCCAACTGTAGTGCGAACACCTTTCACACCTAAAGTAAATAATAAAACTTTAGGCTATCAAAAAGGTGTCACTGTCTACAAGGAAAAGGTAATAGAATTTAATCCTTCTAGTCGTCAACATATTGCACAACATTTGATGTCTTCTTATAACTGGAAACCAAAAGAGTTTACAGCTGATGGTAAACCTAAATTAGATGACAGTGTGTTATCTAAATTAAATTATCCTGAAGCAAAACTTTTAGCAGAACATTTTCTTTTAGACAAAAGAATAGGACAATTGGCCACTGGGAACCAGGCATGGTTGAAGTACGCTCACAATGGTAGGATTCACGGAATTTGTAATACTAATTCCACTGTGACCGCCAGAGCATCACACGCTCATCCAAACCTGGCCCAAGTGCCAAGTGTCAGTGTTCCGTACGGTAAGCAATCTCGTGAATTGTTTACTGTCCCTGTGGGAAAACGCTTAGTAGGAATTGATGTTTCAGGATTGGAAGTTCGTATGCTTGCACATTACATGGCTCGTTACGATGATGGAGCTTATAGTAAAGTTGTGCTTGAAGGTGACATCCACACTGAAACACAAAACCTTGCTGGATTAAAAAGTAGAGACTTGGCAAAACGATTTTATTACTGCTTTCTGTATGGTGGTGGTGTTAAAAAAATTGCTGAGGTTATCAACTCTACTGTCAAAGAAGCAGGACAGATAAAAAAACGTTTCTTGAAAAATTTACCAGCACTAAATCGCTTGATAGCTGATGTTCAATTAGCGGCTGAGAAAGGATACCTTAAAGGTCTGGACGGTCGAAAGGTAAAAGTTAGGTCAGCGCATGCTGCACTAAACACCTTGCTACAATCAAGTGGGGCTATTGTCTGCAAAAGATGGTTAGTTGAGTTTGATAAACTTTTGACTACCGTGCCTTCAGCCCATCAAGTAGTATGGGTGCATGATGAAGTTCAAGTAGAGTGTGCAGAACAAGATGCTGAGACAGTTGGTAAGCTAGCTGTTGATGCTATTGTAAAAACTGGCAATCATTATAAACTTCGGTTGCCCTTAACTGGTGAATATAACGTTGGAGGCAATTGGAGTGAAACACATTGAGCCCGAGAAAAGGAAAGCCTGACTTTGATAAAGATTTAAAGTATGGCTTAGACCGAGAGAACAGAATTGTGGCTATACTTGAAGCCGACAAAACTAAAGCTGAAATTAAAACAGAACGTGATTGGTGGTACAGGTCTGGTAACTTGTGTATAGAAATAGAATCCTTTGGAAAACCCTCTGGGATTATGACAACAAAGGCAGACTATTGGATACAGATTTTTTCAGATGGTCCTGATGATTTTTGTAGATTAATTTTTGATACATCTACAGTAAAACGATTAGCAATGAAATATAAACACACTGCTCGTTATGGTGGTGACTTTAATAAAAGTCGTTTTGTTTTGATACCATTGAAAGATTTATTTAAAAGAGAAAACACAAAGCATGTAAGGAAAAAAGATGATGACTAAACGAAGATTATTAATAGATGGTGACATTCTATTGTACAAAATTGCTACACAAGCAGAACAACCTACAGACTGGGGAGATGGCTTGTGGACATTACATGCAGATTTTAATATTACTACTACAGAAGTTGATGAAGCGATACAAAAATTGTTAGATGATTTGCAGGCCGATTTTTATACAATGGCTCTGTCGAGTCACTCTAATTTTAGAAAAAAAATTTTACCAACTTATAAGGCAAACAGAATTGAAAAACGAAAACCCATACTTCTTACAGCACTGCGTAGTTACGTGTTACAAAACCATAATGGTTTAGTGTGGGAACATTTAGAAGCTGATGATGTTTGTGGCATCCTGTCAACAACCAATTCCAAAGAAGAAAAGATTATTGTATCTATCGATAAAGATTTAAAACAGATTCCTGGTTTGTTATCTGTAGATGGTAAAGATGTATCTGTTGTTTCACGTGCCTCTGCTGACTATGCTTTTATGAAACAAACTTTAACAGGAGATGCAGTAGATGGATACACAGGAGTTCCTGGCATCGGTGAAAAAACAGCCGAAAAAATACTGCGTGATTTACATGGAGAATCTTTTCCTGTATTATTAGATGCAGTCTGTGAACAATATGAAAAAGCTAATCTTAGTGTGTGTGAATTTATTACACAAGCTAGGGTGGCTAGGATACTAAGAGCGGAAGATTATAATAAAAAAACAAAACAAATAAAACTATGGGGCAAAAATCACTTGTTAAATTACAATTTGTACAACGGTGAGTGTTGGTCCGAAGGAGCATATATATAATGATATTACCAAGCATATACCAGCAATACATACACACATCTCGCTATGCCAGATATGATGAGGCTATAGGACGTAGAGAAACATGGCCAGAAACAGTAAGAAGATACTTTGACTTTATGGAAAAACATTTAGAAACTAATTTTAATTACAACATAGGGCTTTTAAGGCAAGAACTAGAAACAGCAGTAATTAATTTAAAAGTTATGCCTAGCATGCGAGCACTGATGACAGCTGGAGTTGCATTAGAACGTGACCACACAGCTGGTTACAACTGTAGTTACATTCCTATTGATGATGTTAGAAGTTTTGATGAAGTTATGTACATACTTTTATGTGGCACAGGTGTTGGCTTTAGTGTAGAGTACAACAACATTGAGAAGCTGCCTGTTGTTGCCGAAAAATTTAGTAAAAGCGAAACTGTTATTGTTGTCGCAGATAGTAAATCTGGGTGGGCGAGCGCCTTTAGAGAATTACTTGCAATGTTATATTCAGGTCAAATTCCTAAAATAGATATCACTCAGGTTAGACCAGCTGGAGCAAGGTTAAAAACATTTGGTGGCAGGGCATCAGGCCCACAACCACTTGTTGACTTGTTTGATTTCGCTATTGAATTATTTCAGAAGGCCGCTGGTCGCCAATTAGAAGCCATAGAGTGCCACGACTTAGTCTGCAAAGTAGGCGAAGTAGTGGTAGTCGGTGGCGTGAGACGCTCCGCACTTATTTCTTTGAGTAACATACAAGATGACAACATTCGTAAAGCAAAGAGTGGACAGTGGTGGATAGAGCATGGACAAAGAGCATTGGCAAACAACAGCGCTGTTTACACCCGTACTCCTGACATGGGTTTATTTATGTCAGAGTGGAAAGCATTATATGAAAGCAAGAGTGGTGAGCGAGGTATCTTTAATCGTCAAGCAGCTAAAAACAAAGTTGCCGAAAGCGGAAGAAGAGATGTTGAACATGAGTTTGGCACCAATCCTTGTTCTGAAATTATTTTAAGACCTTACCAATTTTGTAACCTAACTGAGGTGGTGGTTAGAGCAGAAGACACCAAAGAAAGCTTGCAAGAAAAAGTTAGACTAGCAACAATTCTTGGAACTTTCCAATCAACACTTACCAATTTTCAATACATAAGAAACGTGTGGAAAGAAAACACAGAAGCTGAACGCCTCCTTGGTGTTTCTCTCACGGGCATTATGGACAACAGGCTGACTATATCTCCGACTCCTAATTTTCTAAGAACATTAAGAGACACAGCTGTGGAGTGTAATCAATTGCTCTCCTCAAAACTTGGTATAAATCAGTCCACAGCAATAACTTGTGTTAAACCATCAGGCACAGTTAGTCAGTTAGTTGATTCAGCTTCTGGCATCCACAGTAGGTACAGTCAGTATTATATTCGTACAGTTCGTATGGATATAAAAGACCCATTAACTCAGTTGTTAATTGACAAAGGTGTTCCACATGAACCTGATGTGATGAAACCTAATGATGTTATGGTATTTTCTTTCCCTCAAAAATCTCCAGAGGGCTGTCTTACCACAACATCTTTATCAGCTATTCAACAATTAGAAACCTGGTTAATGTATCAAAGACATTGGTGTGAGCATAAACCATCTGTCACTGTTAGTGTAAAAGAAGAGGAATGGATGGATGTAGGTGCATGGGTGTATAGTAATTTTGAAGAAGTAGCAGGCATTAGTTTTTTACCTGCCCTTGACCATGTGTATAAACAAGCTCCTTACCAACAAATTACTGAACAACAATATAATGAAGCTGCCCGCACAATGCCAAGTGATATAGATTTTAGCGACTTAGATGAAAAAGAGGACAACACAACAGGCAGTCAAGAGTTTGCATGCACAGGAAACAGTTGTGAATTGGTGGGGCTATAATACAAAATAAATTATAAGGAGGTTGAAGGAAACTAAGGTTCCCTTCTTAGAAGAAAAATGAACAGAGATAATGAAGATATAGTTTTACCTGCTAATGTCAATGATTTAATAGAACTGCTTAATGAGTTATATCCAGAACGTAGTCCAGAAATATCGGATGATGTTAAAGAGATATATTTTCAAGCAGGACAACGTGACGTTGTAAGATTTATTAATTTATTGAAAGAAAGATTAGACAAAAATTTAACAGGAGTTCAATAATTATGTGTATAGGAGCGCCAAAGCAATCAAAACAAAGAGAAGTACAAGTAGCTGCACCTGTACCTGTTCAGTCTACTGAAACACCTGAGTTAGAAGTAGGTGAAGAAAGACTAGACTCACAGGAAAGAACTAAAAGAGCCATGAGACGTGGTACAAAAAGTCTCCAAACTGGTTTAAATATCCCTACTTACGGCAGTGGTAGCGGAATCAATATAGGATAGGGCACACCATGGACACAGAAGTAACTGCACTAAAGTCAACAGCCAAGCAACGCTATGATAAACTTGGAACCGATAGACAACATTTTTTGGACAGAGCACGTGATGCTTCTGAATTAACCATTCCAGCACTAATTCCACCCAGTGGGTTTGAACAATCTTCTGAACTGTACATTCCGTTTCAATCTGTAGGTGCAAGAGGGGTAAACAACTTAGCGTCTAAATTACTCCTATTATTGTTACCTCCTAACTCTCCGTTTTTTCGACTAGGATTAACAGGAAAAAGCAAACTTGAGGTGATGGAAACACCAGACTTAATGTCTCAAGTAGAAGAATCATTAGCTGGCATAGAAAGAGCTGTAACTCAGAAAATAGAAGAGTTAGCTATTCGTGTTTCTGTGTTTGAAGCATTAAAACATTTAATTATTGGTGGCAACGTGCTTTGCTACATGCCAAAACAAGGAAACATGAGAGTTTATCCTTTATCACAATATGTTTGCAGACGTGATGGAGAAGGAAATTTATTAGAAATTGTTATAAAAGAAACTGTAGCTTCTGTAAGTTTAGATGAAGCAACATTAGAGGCTCTTGGTAAAGTGCCTGATTACAAAGATGATGAACCTTGCGATATTTATACACACATTTATCGTTTGGATAATAAAAAGTTTTATATCTGCCAAGAAGTGCACGGTATAAAAATAGAAAGCAGTGTAGGAATTTTTCCTGAAGACCAACTGCCATATTTGTGTCTACGAATGATACGTGTAGACACTGAAGATTATGGACGTGGTTATGTAGAAGAATTTTTAGGAGACTTAAAATCTTTAGAAGGTTTAAGCCAGGCTTTAGTAGAGTCAGCGGCAGCCAGTTCTAAAGTTGTATTTTTAGTACGTCCTAATGCTGTGACTCGTAAAAGAGATTTAGCTGAAAGTAGAAATGGTGATATTATTACTGGAAGCAGAGACGATGTGTCTGTACTGCAAGCTGAAAAACAATTTGATTTACAGGTTGTTGAGCGTTCTATCCAAAGGCTAGAAGAAAGAATGTCATATGCTTTTCTTCTTCATACTGCCGTGCAAAGGGATGCTGAACGTGTTACAGCACAAGAAATTAGATTTATGGCACAACAGTTAGAAGCCAGTTTAGGTGGTGTCTATTCTTTATTATCTCAAGAATTTCAGTTGCCTTTAGTCAACATCCTAATGAAAAGGATGGGACAAAACAAAGAGGTTCCTGAATTACCAAAAGATACTTTAACAACAACAATTATTACAGGTATCGAAGCTCTTGGACGTGGTAATGACTTACAAAAACTTAGAGAGTTTATTGGAGAGATAGTTCAACTTGCAGGAGTAAATCCTGCTTTTATGTCAAGTTTGAATCCTTCAGACTTGATAACACGTTTAGCAACTGGTCTCGGCATAGACACAGAAGGGTTGATAAAATCAGCCGAGCAACTACAAGCTGAGCAGGAAGCTATGATGCAGGCACAACAACAAGAACAGATGATGGGAATGGCTGAAAAAGCAGTAGCTCCTGTCGCTGGTGAAGTGGCAAAACAGGCTGGACAAGTGCCAGCGGAGGAATAACAATATATGGCTACACAAGTAGAAATAAGAGAAGGTGAGACTACAGCTGAACAACCAGTTGAAGAGACACCTGCTGATAGACCTGAAGGTTTACCAGAAAAATTTAATTCAGTAGAAGATTTAGCTAAATCATATGCTGAGTTAGAATCTAAATTAGGAACTAAGGCACCTGAACCAGAGGAAAGCACAGAAACACCTAATGAAAACTCTAACCAATTAGAAATAGCAGAACAGGCAACTCAAGCTGCGGGGTTAGATTTGCAAAGATTATCAGATGAGTATGCTGCAAATGGAACACTCAAAGATTCTGATTACGAAGCTTTAGAAAAAGCTGGCATTGGAAGAAACTATGTTGATTCTTTTATTGCTGGGCAACAAGCTTTGGTAACACAGCAAAGAGCTGCTGTTTTTAATCTAGTCGGCGGTGAACAAGTTTACACAAGCATGACTGATTGGGCAGCATCAAATTTAGATGCCGCACAAAAAGATGCTTACAACAATGCTATGAACTCTAATAATAAAGAAACTATTAACCTTGCTGTTATGGGATTGAAAGCACAGTATGAAAACGCTGTAGGCACAAATCCTAGTTTAGTACAAGGTAAAGCAACATCAACTGCTGAACAAGGCTACGAGTCTTGGGCACAAGTGACTGAGGCTATGAAAGATTCTCGTTACCAAACAGATGATGCTTATAGACAATCCGTGCAACGTAAGATTGACAACAGTAATTTATAGCTGTGCTAACTTATTAGTTGGCAGCTAGCTAAAACATTTCATCGGAAATAACCTGACCTGGTGCGCCAGATAATCTTGTGAAATAACGAGACAAATGTGACAGCTTACATCAAAATTTTTTCACGGAGGAAATAACAATGGCAAACGCAACACCAGCAAGTATTGGTAGAGTCAACGCCAGTGGGTCCGAAGACGCTCTGTTTCTGAAAGTTTTTGCAGGAGAAGTCCTAACAGCTTTTGAAAGAGCATCTGTCACAGACGGTGCGGATATGGTTAGAACTATTTCTAGCGGTAAGTCAGCTTCTTTTCCAGTAATGGGTAGAATCGCTGCAGCATATCACACACCAGGTGCGGAAATCACAGGTAGTGACATAAATCACAATGAGAAAGTTATTTTAATTAATGACCTTCTTGTTTCAAGTGCGTTCCTATCAAACCTGGAGGAAGCTAAAAATCATTGGGATGTAAGAAGTGCATACTCTACAGAAATCGGTAGAGCTTTGGCTTTTATCAAAGACAAACACATTTTACAAACTATTGGTCTCGCTTCACAAGCAGCAGCTAACGTATCCGATTCAGGATTCCCAGGCGGAACAACAATAACTAACACAGACATTGCTAACGCAACTGACGCCACTTCAGCAAACGGATTCATTGCAGCATTATTTGATGCAGCAACTGCTTTAGATAACAACTATGTTCCTAAAGAAGGTAGAATCTGTTTCCTAGACCCTACAATGTATTACAAGCTTTCAAACGCAACTAATGCAATCAATGTAGATTTTAGTGGACAAGGTTCGATTGCAACTGGACAAGTAGCTCGTATCGCAGGTATCGAATTAAGACCTATGCCTCATTTTGTAAAAGATGACGTAGGAACTTCTGATGCTGATGCAGGTTCAGCTACCCAAGGTGGCTCAACACCTCAGTCTGTTAACTTAACTAACTACGAGGGTCTAGTATGTCACCCTTCTGCAGTTGGTACAGTTAAATTATTGGACTTGGCTACAGAAATGGAATATGACATTCGTAGACAAGGCACATTAATGGTGGCTAAGTATGCTATGGGTCATGGGGTTCTCAGACCTGAAGCAGCTGTAGGCATCAAAGAAGCTTAATAGCTTTTAATTTAACACTACAACGAGGGCGGGAAGACTTGTCTTCTCGTCCTTTTTTTGAGGGACAACATGGCAACACAAATAACAGCAACAACTGAATTACAAGCAATCAACACAATGTTATCAGCTATCGGTGAGGCACCTGTCAACACCATAGAAGGAACAGTAAGTGTCGATGTTTCTGTCGCTAAAAATATTCTTGATGAAACTTCTTTATCTGTCCAAGCCGAAGGACACAATTTTAACACACACATAAAATCTACAGTATCCAAAGATACCGATAACAAAATTCCTTTACCAGTAAATTGTGTACAAGCTGATGCTTCAAATGATTTTAGACATATGAATTTAGTTATAAGAGATGGTTTTCTTTATGATATGGAAAATGATACAGATGTGTTTAGCTCTTCCACTGTCCCAACTTTAGACCTAGTTCTTGTTCAACAATTTGAACACCTACCAGAATATGCAAGACGTTACATTACTGTAAAAGCAGCTAGACGTTTTGCTTCAAGATTTATAGGTGATGCAGGGCTAGCTCAACTAATACAATTTGATGAGCAGGAAGCATTGAATCAATTTAAACAAGCTGATTCACGTAGTGCAGATTTAAATATATTAAAAGGGGATGCGAACACATTCTCTATTATAGATAGGCAGCCTAGAAGGAGATATTAATGGCAGTTGTTAGTCAAGAAATACCTAGTCTAATAAATGGCATCAGCCAACAAAGCTCAACACAACGTTTACCTTCACAAGCTGAAGACCAAGAAAATATTGACAGTAGCATTGTAGATGGGTTACGTAAACGTGCACCATTAGAGTTTATCGCTACTTTGGATGGCACTAATGTTTTTCCAAACACCACTAAATTTTGGAGCATACAAACTGATGAGTCAAACAGGTTTGTTGTAGCTTTTTATGACAATGGAGTTAAAGTGTATGGCTTAGATGGTGTAGAAAAAACTGTTAGTTTTCCTGATGGTAATACTTATTTAAATAGTACAAATCCAAAAAATGATTTTAACCTTGTTAATATTGCTGACTTTACTTTTATTGCTAACAAATCAATAACACCTGCAGCTGATTCAACAACCACTACTGCAAAAGTAGAAGAGTTTTTAATTTATGTAAAAAATAGTGGTTTTGGTAGAGAATACAAAGTTTCTTTAACACACCCTGACATGCAGACAGATTTAGGACATGGCATAAGTGTAATTTTTCAAATGCCAACAGGGTCAGTAGCAGCAACTGATGCCCCTTTTTCAGACACTAATAAAATTGCTGATATTTTGTTAAAGGGAACATCAAGCACTTTTTACGATGCCACTGCAAATGGAATTAATTTTAAAACTGTGCGTGATGACACTGGGGCAACTTTGTCAACAACACAAGGATTGAGTAATTACACAGGAATTACTTCTTATTTTACTTTTGAACAATTTAATTCTACAATTTATGGTAAACCAACTGACGGCGATTCTAACTACACTGTAACTACTTCTGATGGACAAGGCAATACAGCAATGTATGTTATCCGTGATGAAATACAAAAATTTTCTAACCTTCCTTTCTATGCTAAAGTTGACATGATTGTTGTAATAACAGGTGATGAAGGTGAAATATTAACAGACTATTATGTTAAATACACTGGCGATGGAGTCTGGCAAGAAACTATAGGACCTGGAGTTTCTGTAGGTTTAGATGATGCTACAATGCCCCATGCACTTATAAATAATAGAGATGGAACTTTTACATTTCGCAAACAAACATATAATGACAGAACAGCAGGAGATGCAACTAGCAACCCTAACCCATCTTTTGTGGGTGTCACAATTCAAAATTTAACTTTTTATAAAAATCGTTTGGGTATTTTAGCAGGAGAAAATTTAATTCTTTCTGGCAATGCAGAGTTTTTTAATTTCTTTTCTTCAACAGTCACTGACTCTTTAGACACTGACCCTATTGATATTGCAGCATCTGGGGTTGAAGTTAATACATTAAAAAATTCTGTTGGTTTTAATGAAACTTTGTTGTTATTTTCTGATACAACTCAATACAAATTAGATTCGGCAGGAGACACTATAACACCTACAACTGCAATATTAAATCAAGTATCTTCTTTTGAACACAATTCCGATGTAGCTCCTGTGTCAGCAGGAAAGTTTGCATATTTTGCACAAAAAAGAAATGACAAAACTTTAATACGTGAATATTTTACAAGTGATGACACATTAACAAATGATGGAATAGATATAACAGCACACGTTTCTTCTTTAATTCCTGACAAAGCTTACCAATTAATAAGCAACACAACAGAAGATGTACTTATTGTTTTATGTTCAGATGATGCTGATGCCCAAGTTGCTCCTTTTGCAACAGGCAGTAATGTCACAGCAACAAATGCAGATACAATGTTTGTATACAAATACTTTTTTACTGGAGATACTCGTGTACAAAGTGGGTGGTCTAAATGGACTTTTAATGGTGTTAAAATTATTGGTGCCATGACAATCGAAAGTGTAGTTTATGTTTTTGCCGCAGAAGGAACAACAACAAAACTTTTTAAATTAGATTTACAAAATGCCCCTGACACTGGTTTAAGTTTTAATATTGCTTTAGATTTGAAAAAAAGTGTAACAGGAACCTATGATGCAGCTACAGACAAAACTACATTTACATCTCCATACGGAGCTAAAGCAGGATTGTTAGCTGTAAAAACTACTACGGGAGCTGATTATGAAGCAACTAACACAACTGGTTCTACTTATACAATTGAAGGGAATCACACTAGTTTAATTATTGGAGTTCCTTACACTAGTACCTATGAAATGTCTAAACCATACATTAGAGATAAAACTGACAGAGGAGTAATCGCAGTTACTTCAGGACGTTTTCAAGTTCGTACTGTAAGTTTTAATTATGAAGATACTGGGTTTTTAGAGTTTCAAATAACACCTTTGAACCGAGATACTTTTAAATCGTTTATAACACCTTATGTTGTTGGATTTGTAGGTAGTGTCGATAACCCATCTATAGGCAATGGAGTAATCCGTGTGCCAATACAATGTAGAAATACAGATTTTGTTTTAAAATTAGTTAGCAGTTCGCATTTACCTTTTAATGTTTCTAGTGCAGAATTAGAAGGTTTCTATCATGCAAGGTCAACAAGAGTGTAATGAAAAAAGGTTATGTAAGAAAAGCCAAACTTGATGATGCTATTGAATTAGCACCAAAAATGCGTCCAGCAGATGTGTTAGAAATTAAACGTTCCGATGACACATCTCCTTTGGAAGCTTTGATTATTCCTTTTACTTTAGAACACTCTAAAATTTACAGTATTATGAGTCAAAATCATGAAGTTATAGGAATGTTTGGTTCTACACGAACTCAAGAACCTGGTTATGGAGTTGCTTGGATGTTGTGTAGTGAAGAATTGTTTGAGTACACTATGCAGTTTTTAAGAGAGTGCCCACACTGGGTAAATGAAATGGGACAAGGATATAAATATTTATTTAATTATGTAGATAAAGAAAATACAGTGGCTTTACGCTGGTTAGAGTATTTAGGATTTGTACAAGAATTAGAAATACCTAAATTTGGAGCAGGTAAAACGCCATTTATATATGTGCTTAAAACTATGGAGGAAATTAAAGAATGTGCGATGTAGCATTTATTGGACCAACTATTAAAGCAGTTGGTTATATTTACGAACACAACGCAGCAAACGCTAGAGCTGATGCACAAGAAGCAGCAAATGACCAAAGACAGGCCAATGCAGACGCTGCTTATTTAGCAAACTTAAATGCCATTGACAGGGATAAATCTAAAGTAGAAGCTGAAGAGCAAAGAGCTACACTGGAACTTGAACGAGAAGCTAGAAGACAAAATGCAGAAGCTGCAAATGCTGGTTTTGGAAATCCTAATGCTATCTTCCGTAGAATTGGAGGAGAAACTCAATTACAATTAGCTGGGATACAAACTGAAGCTGCTAATGAAATTATAACTCTTTCACAACAGCAAGATGCTGCATATGCTGAACTACAACAAGATTATTTAGCACTGCCATTAGTAGAACGTCCAAGTTTATTTGGAACAGGATTAAAAATTGCTGGAGCAGCTGCTGAAGCGTATTCGAACAGAGATAGTGGAGCAGGAGGCCAACAAAAATAATGGCAACAGGATATAGAAAACAAGTTAATCAAAGGTACTTAGATGCTTATGACAAAGGTGCTCCTAATTTAGGAAATCTAGGCCAAGATGCAGAACGTATTGCTAGAGCAATAAATGCTTTTGGAACTGCGGCACAATCAGCTGCAAACAGACTTAAGGAAGATGTTGAACTAGATACCGAAAGAAAAATAAATACTAAATTAGCTGAATTTGGTGGCGATGAAAACAAACTTCTTGCATATTTAAACACAGGAGAAGATAAAGAATTATCTGGGTTTTTCCGTGATAAAGTTGTTTCTCAATACAAAGGGCGTCTTACAGCATCTAACAGCATTAGAAAATTAAAAGAAAATTATGATAAATATGATATGGAAAACGAGACATTTCAAGATTTTGCAAAAAACTATGTTCCTAGTTTTCAAGATAAAAATGATGATTTTATTGATGGTTACAATTCATATTGGCAAAAAGAATTTTATGCTCTTGAATCTAAAGATTTTGAAGCACGTATGCAAAAATCAGAGCTTACTAAATTTAATTCAGGGTCTGCACATTTAAGCAATATTCTTATGAACAGTGACAAAAAAGACGCAGGGAAAAATTTTTGGCAAGAAACAGAAAATTTAGGATTGCGCCTGCCTAACGTAAATGGGAAAACTAATTATTTGTTTGACAATGATGAGAAAAAAGTTTTAGCAATACAAGTTGCAACTAACATTCTTAACACAGCTACAACTATGGAGGAACTTGACAGAGCTATACAAATTTTAACAACAGATAGAGGAGACAGAAAAAGTGGAGGAGCTTTGGGTTCTCTAGTCGACACAGCAGATGAAACAGTAATGGCATTGTACGGTAAATTGTTGGCTAAACAAGACAGTTTACAAAGTAAAGACTTAAGGCAAAAAAAAGAAAAGATACAATTAGAAGTTTTAGATATTTACAGTCAGTATGCTGAGTTTAAAGATGACCCTGTAAAAATGGCTGAACTTAGAACCCGTCTTCAACTTGTTAGTCCTTTAGAAGTTGCTAAATGGGATAGGATGACGGAAAATGATAGTAAAATTGAAAATTTAACAGCTATTGAAAAAATAAAAGCTGACATTATGGATGGCACCATTACTAGTGCTGGTCAAATAACTGATAGATTTGATGCAGAAAATTTAAGTATTAGTTTACATTTAAATGATGTTTTAACTTTCTACAATAATTATAGTAAATATGGTGGTGCGCATTTATCAGATGTAACTTATCAAGAAGAAATCAAAGAACTAGAAAGCACTTTAAAAAACCAATTAGGAAGCTCTCCTTTTGCGGCACTTGGCAGTGATGCTCCAAAATTAATTCGAGCTATGGATTACTTTAAAAATTCTTATTATGAAGAATTAGATAGAAGGGAAAAAGAAGGGAAAAGTTGGCCTATTAGAGAGAAAATAAAATTTATGAGAGAAATAAGGGAAGAAGCATTTAATTTAGGTAAAGCTGATGACATGAGTCTTTCTGATGAAAATTTAGAGATTTTACGAAACGCTATACCAGGCACTAACCCAAGAAAATTAGCTGAATCAATTAAGTCATTAACTGAAATTTCAGTAGCAGACATAAATGTAGCGGATGCTAGTAGAGAAAATTTACGAAAAATACAACAAACTCAAACTAATAGAATATTAGCTGTTGATACAATGGTTGATAATATTTTAGGAAATCTAAGTGAGGCTGTGTCATCTCCTAACTTTGATAAAGACAGGTTTAGACAGTATGACAAAGAAAGAGATGCTGGTCCAGGACTTGTTACAGACAAAGAAATATTTGATTCAGATACAAAAAAAGAGTTTGAGGCGCAGAGAAGACAAAACATAAATGACTTTATACAAGAAGTTGCTCCTGGTTTGTCAGAAGCATTTAGGCAAGGTACTGTTGCTCAAGAATTAAATTTAAACCCTACCACTTTGCAAACATTTCTTGAAGATGGTATAAATCCTTCTCAATGGGATGCAATTACTAATGCGATGGGTGTGTCTAAAAGAGAAATTATTCTAGCTATTGTAGGAGATTTAAGACCGTAATGGCAAAGTATAACTATGGAATTTCTAATTGGAATGAAGTTGCCGCTAATACAGATGAAGAACGTCATGAACTATTAGTTGAAAAAGCTAAAGAACGTATTAAAGAACGAGAATTTATTGATATGGTACGTGACTTTTACAGTTGGAGAGCAGGTCAAACATTTGATGCAAAAGATATTTTAGTTCAACAAAGCACTCCTCAAGCTCCAGATTATGATGAAATAGAAAGAATACAAAACATGGATGATGTTGATGTTTTATCTTTAATGTTTGAAGATAGGATGTTTAGAACTAACAACACAGTTGGGATTGGCCAAGATTGGTCGTTAATGTCTAAAGCAAATGATAGTGAAAATTATATTAGAAAACAACAATGGGGTCATATACAAGAAATTTATGATTTAATGCCTAACAGATTTTTAAATTTTAGTGGGGCAGATACAGCAGACCCTAGGTCAACTTTAAGTTGGTTAGGTGATGCTTTGTATTCTACCATCGTAGACCCTGTAAATCTTATACCTATTCCAGGAGCAGGTAAAGCGGCTTCTACAGCAGCAACTAGAGGATTACAAAAATTGTTGCAAAACAAATTAGCAAAAAACATTACTCAAGAAACTTTTGAACAAGCTGTTAAAGAAATTCCTGTATTTAAAACTATTGGTAAACCAGCTTTAACTGAAGGAGCATATGAAGCAGGAATAACTGGGTTTCAAAATTATATGGAACAGGGAATTCGTATAGATGCAGATTTACAAAAATCATTTGACAAAGAACAGCTAGGAATGAGCATTCTTCTTGGTTTTGGTTTAGGAAGTACTCTTGGAACTGGAATGAGCTATGGAGCTTTTAGATACAAAGGACGTCAGTTTAAAAATGAAGTTTTAAAAAAACATAAAGAGTTTATTGACAATGGTATTAACCATGATGGAAAAATGTTGTTTAAAGCTTTAGGTAAATCTAATTTAAAATATTTTGATTCTTCACAAGTTGTAGAAGGAAGAAAAGTTTCTTACTGGCATTGGACAGACAAAGATAATCCTGTGGAAGAACCTGTAATTGATGGTACATTTGGTGGTGGAAGAAATAAAACCCACCAAGGAAATGGCGGCATAGGAGAATTTTGGCTTACTAGTGACCCTGACATGTGGGCACAAAACATGGACACTTCTAACAGAAAACCAGTAGAATTTGAAGTTGATGAAGATTTAATTTATGATGAAGCCAACAATCCTAATTTACGTGAAGATGCAGAACGTTGGGCAATACAAAATAAATTGTGGGAAAGAGTGCCTGATACAGCAGCAGCTTACAAACAAGTAAAATGGTTTGAAAAATTTATACCAAGTGACAATTTAATAACTAAAAAAGGAGTTATTAGAAAATCTTGGAAGTCTCTTACAGAACAAGAATATAACAATATTAAAACATATTTTGAAAACAGAACTGATTCAGCTGGGTTACTAGAAGATGAAGCACGTTTCTTTAATGACCATTTTAACAACCCAAAATCACCTTTATACAAAGCTGATTTAGCTACCTTTAACAAAGAATTTAGAAGAATCTATAAAGACATTTTAGATTTAAAATACACAGGCAGAGCCACTAACAAAGGAAAGAAAAGTAGGTGGTGGCGTCCAGAACTAACAGAAGAACAACTTGCAACAGAAGCAGCTGAAGGACGTATTAATCCCTACAAGAACACAGACCATGAAAACATTTGGGTGATTTATGATTACTTAACTTCTATGGGATACTCAGGACTTCGTAGAAATGACCCTAATTTAGTCAAAATAATTAATAAACAAGTAAAGCAAGACCCTGATGTTTTTGGACCCAAAGCTCGTAATGAATTGTCTGCAAGAGAACTTGTAGAGCGAGCACAACAAGCAAGTTTAAATCGTCAAAAGAAAGAAGCTGCAAAAAGACCTGTTGAATTTACTGAAGAAGAATTTAGCAAAGCATATGAGGACCTCATTTCTCAAGGTGACTTTTCACAATACACTCCAACTAGGTTACGAAGCATGTTAGATGCTTTACAAAAAATGCAAGATGAGTTGCCTGACGACATTAAGTTTCGTGAGGCTGATGAAGCATACATTAGTTTTCAGGGACAAGAATCAAATTTTCTAGCAGAAGATATTGATACATTAATTGCACAAATTAGTGGTTATTTAACAGAAAACAGAACTTCACAATTTGTTTGGTCTAGAACACACCCTGATGGAGACCAACTTATATGGTTTGATGGCATGAATGGAAGGCCTGTAAAAGTTGCAGAAGGACGTGGAAGGTCTCAAAATTTAGCTAGAATAATTGGTAATTTAGACAATGAAATTGATGCCAGAAGTGGTACTTATGGAAAAGAAAATTTATTAAATTTAGACAGGACAAAACTTGGAGATAGAGCCAAAGTATTATTAGAAGAAGTTAATAGAGAAGGCGTCATAACAGGAGACGTAAGTTTAAATGTTGAAAAAGAAGAAGCAATTTCATTTATTAAAAAACATGATTTAGATGCAGGTGGAAAAAACCCAGAAGATATTGTTAGATTTCTTGAAGATTTTGCAGGAGACAAAAAGAAAGTCATCACTTACATGCTGGTCAACCGCATACAAATGACTCAGACTTTTTACTCTATGACTCAGCTAGCTAGAAGATTAGAGTCTAATTTACCAGCAGCAGAGGAAAGAGATATATTAAAAGAGCTAGATACATTATATCAAGTTTTTAGTGACCAAGTTCGTGCTCACAAAAATGCTTCAAAATCAACAGCACAAATATTAGTGTCACAAAGAATTACAATTACAGATTACACCCGTAGAAATGTCGAAGAATTTTTAGGACATTCACGTCTTTCGTTTGAAGAGTCTTTAGCAAAACAAGGAAAAATACCAGTGCCATTAAAAGATGGTAGTATTGCAGACCAGAAATTATTCTGGAATAGATTCCAAGAATTAGACGACATCAATTATGTTATTGAGGATTGGGGTGAAATGACTGCACCAAACAAATGGAATTTATTAGCAGGATATATAAATGCAAACTTGTTGGCAGGGCCTACAACACAAATTATTAATTTAGCAGGAACACTTGTTACCGCAGTTACAAAACCAATGGAAATGTACATAAGAGCTGCGGACATGTATGTGCGTCCTAAAAATTATTTAGCTTCTTCAGTAGTAGATGATTTAGTAGTTGCTGGCAGAAGAGACCAGTATATGACTAATGCACAGCAAGTAAGAAAACAAGCGCTTGCCACTGCAAGAGAGGCGACAGATACTTTTGTTGGTTTGTTTACAAACATACACCATAGTATGTTAGCAATGGCAAAAAGTTTTCACCAAAATGATGCTCTTTTAGATTCTCGTCACATGAAACTAGAGAACTTAAAACGTCACAACACACTGAGTGAATATGCAAATTCAATTATTGACAACTTTTTAGATGAGGGTGCATTAGGAAAATTTATAGGTAAAGTTGATAATGCTTTAAGCATAGGACCATTTAAACCAATCCGTGCAGCTGCTAAAACTGGAGTTTTTGTACAACAATTACCTTTAAGATTATTAACATCGGTAGATGAATTTATTGGTGTTTTAAATTATCGAGCACGTACTACAGCAATTGTAAACAGAATAATTAGAGAAAGATTTCCAAATTTAAAAGGCGATGATTATAAAAATAAATTTAATGAACTGTTTAAACAATTTTTTAGAGAGTCAGAACAAGATGTTGATGTCAAAATTCCTTTTACTGATAAAGTTATTGGTAAATATAAAAACAAAGCAGCTATAAATTTATCAGAAAATGCACTTAATCAACCTTATGGAAGAGGAAAAAAACCTTTAATGCCTTCAGGCACAAACATTGCAGAAAATGACCCTTTAATATATTCACAAGAAACAAAATTTACACAAGAAATAGCATCTATAAATCCCTTGACTGGTGCAAGTGAAGCTGGGATAACTGGTGAGATTATAAAAATCTCTAAAAAATATCCAATCTTACGTCCTTTATTTGGTCTTCACTTTATTGCTACACCAACAAATTTAATAAGGTGGTTTTTGCAAAGGTCTCCTAGTGTTAAATTTCCATTTTTAGAAAGTGGTTTAGGTAAATACCAATTTCAAATGCAACACATGTTAGCTAAAGGACCTGATGGTAGATATTTAAGTCCTGAAAGAGCAGCTGAAGCTGAAGCACGAATACGTATGGGATGGTTAATGTGGGGTGGAGCTATGTCTTTAGCAGCTTCAGGTTACCTAAATGGTGGTGTTGAATCTGCCTCTTACGCAGAAAAACGTTCACAAGCAATTGACCAAAAGAGACCACCATACAGTATAAATTTAGAAATAAATGGTAAAGAAGGTTCGATTGCTTTTAACAGAATGGACCCATTCTCTTTTATTCTAGGATTTGCTGCGGATATGTGGCACATAACTGAGACAGCTACATCAACAGTAAGAGACCTTGATGAAAGTTGGTGGAGTAAAATGGAAGAAGCTGCTGTTATGGCCATGGTAATGGTACAAACAAATTTATCTTCTAAGTTTTGGATGAAAGGAGCACTAGACATGTTAACTCAAATCCCTTTGTTTTCAGGAGGAACCAAAGGAGATTCTGGAGAATTTGACCCTAAAACATCAAGAGTATTGGGTAGATTAACCTCAAAATTTATTCCTTTATCAGGTTGGTGGCGACATCAAAACAGAACTGAAACAGAGTACATGCACGAAGCTTACACTTTTATAGATGAAATTAGAAAGAATTTACCAGTAGAACAAAAACTTGCCCCTAAAAGAGATGCCTTTGGACAGAAAGTAGTAAGACCAAAAGGTATATGGATTATGGGTGGAGAATGGGATGCCAGTCCATTTCTTTGGCATGAGAAAACTAATCCTGAAGTTCAAAAGTTTTTAGAAGAAATTAACTTTGAGTATAGAGGACTGCAAAGTGGAGAAAGCCAGCTTGGTTTTACAGGACAAGATTATAAAACTTTAAAAATGAAAACAGGAGAGAGAGAAGGGCAAACTGCTTATGACAGACTATTAGAATTAAAAGGAACAATAAAACTAGATTTATTTGGCTATAAAAATGTGACCCTGCCAGAGTTAATAGATAAGTTAGTTAAAGACCCTAACAGTGTGGTTAACAAATCAGGAGGTGCTTTAAATTATAAAGAAAATCCAATCTTGTTGCAAAAGAAACGAAGTCGTTTAATAAAAAGTAAAACTATAAATCAACAAATTAACTCAATTATTAGAGTGTATGAGAAACAGGCTGAAATACAAATGCAAAAAGAATATGGAATTTTCCAACAAAAAACAGGCATTATAGACAGAGAATTAGAAAGAATAAAAAGAGAAAATCAATTATATTAAAGGAGATAGATAGGGTAAAGTTCCCTTCTTAGAAGAAAATTATGGCAAATTCATTTGTAAGATACACGGGCAACGGCTCAACAGATGCTTATTCTATACCATTTTCATATAGAAGTAGTGCTGATTTAGTTGTAACAGTAGCTGGAGTAACAAAAAGTATTACTACACACTGGACACTAAATGGAGCTGGAACTACCCTTACTTTTACTGGAGGCAACACTCCAGCAGATGAAGCGGCTATTGAAATTAGACGTAAAACAAGTCAATCAACTAAACTAGTAGATTATTCTTCTGGCTCTGTGTTGACAGAAAATGATTTAGACACGGATTCAGACCAAGCATTTTTTATGGCCCAAGAAGCAATTGATGATTCAGGCGATGTTATATCATTAGACAATGCTGATTTCCAATGGACAGCACAAAGTAAACGAATTAAATTAGTAGCCGACCCTACGGGTGCACAAGATGTAGCAACCAAGAATTACACAGATACAGCAGGGACTTCACAAGTAGCCCTGGCTACAACTCAAGCAACAAATGCTGCAACCAGTGCAACTAGTGCGGCATCATCAGCTACAACAGCAACAACCAAAGCATCTGAAGCATCTACAAGTGCAACCAACGCAGCTACTAGTGCCACTACAGCAACAACTAAAGCATCTGAGGCAAGCACAAGTGCAACTTCGGCAGCTTCCTCAGCAACAACAGCAACCACTAAAGCATCTGAGGCATCAACTTCAGCATCAAACGCTGCAACAAGTGCTACTAATGCTGGCAACTCGGCGACAGCAGCAGCAACTAGTGAAACAAATGCAGGTAACTCAGCAACTGCGGCAGCAACAAGTGCTACAAACGCTGGTAATTCAGAAACCGCAGCAGCAACAAGTGCTACTAATGCGGCGTCTTCTGCTACAGCGGCAGCCTCTAGTGCAACAAGTGCTAGTGGCAGTGCTACAACTGCAACAACAAAGGCTAGTGAGGCTAGTACCTCAGCTACCAATGCAGCAGCTAGTGCAACTACAGCTACCACACAAGCATCAACAGCGACTACAAAAGCTAGTGAAGCAGCAACAAGTGCTACTAATGCAGCGACTTCCGCAACTAATGCAGCAACTTCTGAAACCAATGCTGGTAACTCAGCAACGGCAGCGGCATCTAGTGCAACAAGTGCAGCATCTAGTTTTGATAACTTTGATGATAGATATTTAGGAGCTAAAAGTTCTGACCCATCAACAGACAATGATGGTGATGCTCTAGTTACAGGTGCATTATATTTTAATAGTTCATCAAATGAAATGAAAGTATATGGTGGCTCTTCATGGGCAGCCGTAGCACCTACTGCAACAAATGCTGGTGATATTTCATCAGGTACACTAGCTGATGCAAGACTTAGTTCAAATGTAACATTAAATGATGGAACACAAACACTTACAAATAAAACTTTAACTACACCTGTTATTGCA